AAAAATAATCCTGCTGGCGATACTACGTACTTCAGAGATACCGTCATATATGATGGTAAGAGTACTGTAGTTCTTTTCGTAGACGGCTCTGAGGGCGAAGTTGGTATCGGTACAGATACTCCATTTACAACATCTCATATCAAAGATGTTGGTTGGTCATCTGGCGCACCTTACGGAACAGTTCAACTAATCGAAGGTAATAACGTAAACGATGCCAACTGGGGACACTTAGTTATTACTGATACGACTACTACCAACGGAAATGGTGGAGCTATAAGCTTTGCAACTGGAGCATCTACAGCACTGAATCCGTTTTCTGGTATCAAAGGTGTATCAGAAGGCGCTTCATGGGGCGGCATAGGATTTTATAGTAGACCTCAAAGTGGCACTGCTACTAGAAGAATGACAATTACCTCAGGTGGCAATGTCGGCATTGGCACGCCGAGTCCTGCTGAAACATTCGAAGTAGCTGGAACAGCTTTAGCAGGAAATTCAAAACTAAAAGAAATTTCAAAAAGCAACACAGACACAGCAGTTGACATTTGCGTCTATGATACACGCAAAGATAGCGATGGTGGTGCTTGGAGAAAGCGTACACAGAACACAAGCTGGTACAACGAAGCACTCGGCACTTCTACACGTGGAACAAGAAAAGAATTTCCTTGTGTTGCTGTGATTGTAGCTGAGAGTAATCAAGTTACGATCTACGATGGCGATGATCCTGATATGCCAATGTGGATGGTGTTTAATGTAGCAAATAACTTATGGTTAAAGCATTCAGGAAGTGGAGGATGTAGAGCTGTTGTGGCAAAAAACGGTATCATGGTCACAGGTGGAGATTTACGAGGATCAATCGTTCGATTTATTGCTGATGATGGTAATGTTTTTGAAGCCGGCTATAACTATGAACACAATGGCATAGTCACTCGAAACACTTCTGGTGTAGGTCCATCTACAGGACCTATCAGAATTGCAAACAATGAAGTTAACGATGTAGCTATAACTGTTCTGCCTAATGCGCCGATTGATTATGATACAGGATTACCTGTGCCTACGATTGCAGTAGCGACCATAGGCGGTTTGACTGTGATTACAGATAATGGAAAGCATTTTGACATAAAAGGTCACGTAGACTATAACTTTATAGAAACTGTAGACTTCACTACAGACAATAAATTGATATACAGTATGGATTATAGTGGTTACGCTAGATATGTACGAGTAGATAATATACCAGCATCAGATTTTGCTGTAACAGCCACTAACGGAAATCCTCATCTACAAGAAAACTCTCTTGGGTTCTACACTTATGATAATTCCGCCCTTAATGATATCATCTTTTTGGCTCCAAACGGAAGTCATGATCGACCTGTATGTAAAAATGCTATAGGCTCTACTGCTGGTCTTACTATATTAGATTCGAGCATAAGAGGCAGAGAGACTTCTGATTACACTCTTGTTGATTACGTTGGATACGATTTCAACACAGGCTGGATTCACGGTGATGTAAGAACAGTTGCAACCATGTCTGACACTGATGCTACCGATGCTACTGGAACAGAACTAGTGACAAATGGAACTTTCACTAGTAATACCAGTGGATGGTCAGTAAACAGCAACGGTACCTTTACTTCTGTTTCAGGTAGAGGAAGAGTGACAAACACTCAAACTGGCGATAGAGTGAGAGCAAACTCTGGTGCAATGACAACTGTAGTTGGAAAGCACTACACTCTAAGCTTTGAAACTTATAACTCTGGTGGATTCTTACATTTAGGAAACACATCCGGAGGAGTTGAATATAAAACTAACTTAGGTTTAAATGGAAGCGGTAAATATACTCACACATTCGTAGCCACGGGAACAGAAGCGCACATTCAAATAGGAGCATCTTCAACAACAAACGGGCAATATGCTGAATACGATAATATTTCATTACGCTTAGCCGAAGCAGATCGCACTGCAGGCGGGTCGACAACCACTGCTGGCAAACCCGAACGAGGTTTTCAAGTGTTTGGCACAGTTCATAAGGATGCCGTAGAAACAGGTGCTGATCTAGTTGCATACAGTGGATTTAGTAACACTGATTATCTATATCAACCTTATAATTCTAATTTTGATTTTGGTACTGGAGACTGTTCTTACACCTGGTGGAGCTCAGCCTTTTCTTCTGGCTCTGATAGAATTTGGCTTGCACACGGTAAATACAATACAGCGGGCATGGGGTTAAACGTTCTTCAGTATAACTCAGGCGGCTCTGGTAATGAAGCACATTTCTATCTCGGTAACGCTGGAGCAGGTTATATCATTGTAACTGGAGTTGAGAATACTGGATGGGATTGTTGGACAGTAACTAGAAAAGCTGGAATTATGAGTGTCTATCGTAACGGTAAATTACAAAATTCTGTCGCAAACAATAACAGCGTCAATCTATCATCCGCAACTTTCGATGGAATACATTTAGGAGTAGGAGTCAGCGGCAGTAGTGTATTTGGATATGGCATTAATCAGATGGCATTATTTCGAGTTTCGAGAATAGCAACATTGCCAGATCAAGCAGAGCAAATTTACAATGACGAAAAGTATCTATTTAAACAGAATGCAAAAGCTACGCTTGTAGGATCGTCTAATAGCATAGGAGCATTAGCTTACGATGACGATACAGAATTGCTACATGTAGGAACACCTTGGGGTAGATCAGTGTTTAGAGGTTTAAGCAGAAGTGAAGGTCATCTGGATTACGTACCACAATATGTTATTAGTGCATCTAACGGAATGGTCGCAGAGGAATAAAATATGGCAGTTAAAGTAACAAAACCAGAGATAGATATAAGAGAAAAGATCAGCGAACTTGATAAGCCAAGTGGTATTGCTGGTGAAGCAATGCTTCGTGCTGAGACGCCTAGACAACAGCAAGAGTTAATAGGAGCAGGTAGAAAAAATCTAATCATCAATGGTGATTTCAGAGTTAGCCAGCGTGGTGATTACACCTCTGCAACTGCAACAACACATAACCAGCTCTACTTAGACCGCTGGGTCGTTAGACTGACTAATGTAACCGCTAATATACAACATATCCTTGGGACCAACTCGTCACCAGGATACCCATTTAAGGACTCAAATAGCTTACGATTAACAGCTACAAACAGTGCTACTGGTGTGATGAGACATCTGCAAAGAGTAGAAGGATTTCTTTCTGGTAGGACCCTAACTGTTAGTGCTTGGGTAAAATCAAATAGCCCGAATGCCAGAATCTTTAGCTATCAACATAATGGAGGATCTAGAGAGTCATCACAGCCTCATTCTGGTAGTGGTTCGTGGGAATACTTAACACTCACGACAGTAAATGATGCCAATTCCGCCAATCAACTCTACTTTGATATAGCACTAGCAAGCGAAACTTTTACCAATATTGCAATCACTAGCGGCGAATATGTAGAAATATCAGAAGTTCAAATGGAAGTAGGCAACGTAGCTACTCCGTTCGAGTGTCGTTTATACGGCGAAGAGTTGGCATTGTGTCAGCGGTATTGCTATGTAGTTGGAGATCCTAATAAAGTTATCTACCTAGGTACAGGTTCTATGTACACTAGTACAGCCGCTAATGTTAGTTTGCCATTGCCAGTACAACTGAGACATTCTGACCCTACCATCACTGTTGTATCTCACGGCGGTAACTGGCTAAATCTGTATGTAGGAGCCACAGGAACTATTAGTAATGCCACACCTCTTTCAGGAGATTATACTCAGAGTAATATGAGAATATATATTCCTAATTCACACAGCGGGAGTTCACCGTCAGCACCGGGAGCAGGAATATGGTGTATGGTAATAGCCGGCGCAAAATTAATTATAAGTGCGGAGATGTAAATGTATTCTATTCACACAGTACCCCCTAGTTTGAACTCTTGTATAGTTTGTGATGTAACTAACACTACTATTCCTGTTGCGGAATTAAACAGAGAATATCAAAAAGTATTGGATGATATTATCGAACAAGGCGCAGACTGTTTTGAGGGAGATATTCCTACTGAAATACAAACTGATGCGAACAGCAAAAAGTTTAATCAACAACTATCAGCTTACACTACAGCGAAAGAGAGATTAACGCAGTATCAAGTAGCATTAGGTCGTGAAGAAGTAGTAGAAAGTAAACCTGGTCCCGAACAAGTCTGGGATGAAGAGGCAATGGAAATGGTCGATGTAATGGTCGATATTATCACTGTTACTGCTATCGAACCCGTTGATGCTACAGTCACACGAATAATATATCCTGATGACGTATTGACGGAAGAGGTCACAGAAGAGACGATTGAGAATCCTTTAATAACAAAAGATAAAGCTGAACGTGCAGAAGCACAGGCTATCGTAGATGCAACACCACAATCAGTTATTGATGCTAGTTGACGGACAGCCCACAATAAATAGTGTAAGAACCTTACGTAGGAAAAGTAAATGACACAAGCCACAGAATTACGAGAACTAGCTACATTACTTGATGTCTCAAGTGGTAATGTAGGTATTGGTCTGCCTAGCGGTACAGCAAGTAACAAATTAGTTATAAGTGATGGAACTAGAACCTCTGCGGCAATTACGGCAGGCACTACCGCACTAGAGATTGCTAGAACTAGTGGTGGTGATGTCGGTATTCTTATCAACAAAGACATTGCAAAGTGGCTTATAGGCATAGACAACAGCGACGGTAATGCCGCCCCACTAAGATTTATGTACGGAGCTTATAATGCGGCTGCTCATCCAGGATTTGGTTCAGATTACGCTGGTCTAAATTTAACATATCAAGGCCGAGTAGGTGTAGGCACAAAAATACCTCATTACGAACTTCATGTTGCTGGAGCTGGCGATATCAAGATCGAAGACACTAACGGTGGTTCAGCGCATCTTCATATAGGCGCATCTACAGGTGGTCTACGAAATAGTGAGTGGAGATTAAAAACATCTGGTAGTAATGATGAGTTTTATATCGACCATATGTATACTGCTAACGATGGATCAAATGATGTTGCAGTTAGTGGCGTGGCCAGTGCATTCAAAATCAATCCAATTCAGTCCTTATA